AATCTCACCGCACGGATTTGTTGAGACAGAACCAAAGCCTTGGTCAGCATACGCATCAGATGGCGTCATTCGTGTAGCAGTATCCCAGAAAAGAACACCCGGCTCGGCCGATGCATGTGCACCTTCGATTAATTCATTCCAAACTTCGGTGGCATCAGTAACATTCTTAATTTCTGGACTAGAAGAATCAACTGGCCAGCGTTGTTCGTATGTCTCATTATTTTTCACAGCATTCATGAACTCATCCGAAACTCGCACAGAGATATTTGCACCAGTCACTTTTGTGAGGTCTTTTTTGATTTTGATAAACTCCATCACTTGAGGATGATGCACCGAGATAGAAAGCATCAGAGCACCACGGCGGCCGCCTTGTGCAACCTCGCGACATGAGTTTGAAAATCTATCCATAAAGACTTCGATACCATCAGTTGTCTTCGCAGCATTCGAAGTAGACATTCCTTTTGGCCTGATTGTGGATATATCGAACCCAACACCGCCTCTACGCTTCATGATCTGCACTTGTTCTTGGTCTGTCTTAAGAATCCCTCCGTAGGAATCTTCAGGTGCTTCGATCACAAAACAGTTAGAGATAGACTGAATCTTGGCCTGATTGCCGATACCCGACATGGGTGAACCTTGAGGGACTACGTATTTAAAATCTTTGAAAAGATTATATATCTCTTGTTTCTCCATAGAATTCGGATATTTTGTTTCGATCCTAGCAAACTCATTCGCTAATCTTTTGTGCATATCATCCGGAGTTAACTCCAGATAATTATCATCTTCATCTTGAAGTGCATATTTCCCTGCGAATACAGAGGCTGCTAAAGAATCTCCTTTGAAATACTCTAGAGAAGCCTCTAATACATCGGCGTATGTGTATTTACTATCCATTGTCTAACTCCTTTTTGGCACGTTTTACTTCGTTCCATTTGTTTTTCATTATGTTCTTTGGATCCATATCAGCAACTTCTTGTAAGTCCATTTTTGTGAATTTAGATCTTGCTGTATCTATCTTTACATGAAACTGCATACCATCACGACCAGATCTGTTCTTTGCCACAAACAATCTTCCGAACCCTTTGTCTTTTTCCTCTGGCTTACGAGATAGGCCGAGAACAAAGTCACTCACTTGTGCTTTACCATAAGCTTCACCCATGTTCTCAAGACCTACCATTTCTGCATTAGCTCCAGCTCTATTTGACTGTGAAGCAGTCCAAACAGGAACATTAAAATCACCTGCTAATTGTCTTAACTCTTCATAAATTAGCATTAATTCATGTCGCAATGCATCATACGCTTTTGTGGATCTCATAACATCTGCATAATCAATAATAACGACAGAAGGAATATGTCCTCGAAACTTCAATTTTTCAAGATGGTTTCGAATTGTATTCACTGAAGCAGTCCTTGTGGGATAGTATTTAATGATAAGATTACCATGATCATTATCTTCGTAAAAATCTTTGACTATTTGTTTGTTGTCTAAAAGATCATTGACCGAAACACCTGTGAGATTCGCATCATATCTTTTTCCAACAAGTACTTCACTTAATTCAAAAGAATAGTGTACGACTGTACGACCTTGTCGCAATGCAGCAGCACCTACTTGTACTAACCAATGTGATTTACCACAACCTGTTGGTGCAACGACAACCCCTAACTCTCCACGGCCTAGGCCACCATCTAAAATTGTTTTTTCATCTAGAAAGTCCAGACCAGTTGGTGTCGTAATTCTTTGGATCTCTTGAAAACGAGCCTCGATATCTTCGAAGAAATCATGACCTACAGAGTGAGGCATTCCGACTGAGACGGCTTTTTTCATAATGTCAACAACTGATTCGAACTGGTCTCCTTGTACTAATTCAACTGCAGTTGTCAATGCTTCTTTAAAAGCTTGTCGTTTACAAAAGTCAAGTGCTTTTTCTTTTACATAAGGAAGATCTTCAGGATGAGGATTGCCTCTCATACGATGAATAAACTGTACAATCTGATTTCTTAGAATGCCATCAGAACCTTCTCCTGATAGATCTCCTGCGACCATCTGAATAAGTAGCTGCATTGTGGGAAAGCATCGATAGTTATCAAAATATTCAAAGTACTTTTCACAAAGATACTGCAAATATTTAAGTTCAAAATAATGAGGTTTCATGACTTCATGCATCTGTTGCGCCCAATCTTTATCGATTGCAAGACCTTGAAATATTTTCTCTTGAAAGGCTTTCCCGTATTGTTGAAACAAAGCAGGACCTGCCTCTTTGATTGCGAGGTTTGTCGTCATTATTACTCCCTGTCGATTGATGATAAACGAAGCCAGACTAAGTCAGCATTTATGTGGCCAGGAACATGAAGACCTTCCTTGACCATTGTTTTAATGAATGCAAACTTATTGCGGCCTACCTGTGCATTATCATATCGGTAATTCAACTGTTTTACATGTTCTGCACTAAGATTACTAATGTCTAGATACATGAGTCGCCAGTTGAGTTTGGGCACATCTGGTTGGGCGATAATCGATTCGTATAATTTCATAGATTTTTGACTGTTCCTTAACTTACACTCTGTAAGTATGTCGTCAACTGAGACAAATGAATCTTCTCGAAGTTTCGGGAATTTACGTGCAAGAGTTTTGAAACCAACGCCTTTGATGCCATTGATACGATCTGATTTATCTCCGATAAATGCACGAGCTGTTACAAAGTTCTCTGTACTGATACCAAATTTTTCTACAACATCTTCATGGGTGGTGATTTTTTTGTTATTGTATTGAACGACATTTGGTCGAAGAAGTTGATGCATGTCTTGGTCTGCAGAGCAGATAACAATTTTCCGATCGTCTTCTCTAAGCCTATGCCGGCAAAGCCAACCGATGACATCATCTGCTTCGCAATCGTCTACATACATTTGTTTGATTGGCAAGTTTTCTAAGAGTCGAATAGATAATTGAACTTGCCATAGAAAGTTTTCTGGCGAGTCCATATCTTTTTTGTATAGCTCTGACCTGTTGAGTCGAAGTGGTTTACGACCTGACTTGTATGTAGGTAGCATGTCTCTACGCCGGCGAGAACCACCACCTTCCCAGCATACGATAATTTCTGAAGGACGCCACTTGTCTGAAAGGACACTAAGTGATTTGATAAAGCCAGTGGCGCCGCCGATTGGTTCGCCGTTGGATGAAAGTGATGGATTGACAATGTAGTTCTTAGCGAAGATGTTGTAAGCATCGATAAGAAGTACGGGACCTCGTGTTGTCATAAAAGACTCCTGTGTGTGAAAATGAAAAGAGGGTACACTAGTATTGTACAGATCCACCTTAATATTTACAAACAGGAATTTAATTAATTATCCTTTGCCTGAACACAGCCTTTCATACACTTCATCTGCTACAGTCTCAGGGTTACATTGCCATTCGAGACATGTAGGAAGGCACATATCATAAATGTCGTTCATAAACTTTGCTCCCATTCCCATCTGGCATGCTTTTCTGGTGCTCCCTGGTATAATTGCAAGGCACTGTTGGACACAACCTTCTATTTTCATATCGGCTGATTCCAACAAAGTTTTTCTAATTGTTGTTCTAAGTTGTCTTACTGTAAGTCGCATTTTGTCACTCCATAACTGATATGATACTAATTATACACCATCATCTAGAAAAGAAAAAAGGGTACGAAAGATTTTATTCAATCGCACCCTCAGGTTTCACAACCTTTTCCTAACCAAAGGAATTATAAATCTTTGAATGCATCATCCGGTGCTGTCATGTCCATAGCAATTTGTCTCACTTCTTCATATGATTCGGGATTGATGTCACCAGCATCTTCTAGCGATCTTCCCATGTATTCTGCAAAACATGTGTTGAATACTTTCATGCAGTAGGTGTTCCACTGAGGTGATTTGAAGATTTGGTTGAATTCTGGTTTATAGAACTTCTTTTCTTCTAACACTTCGCCTGTGTCATTCTTGATTATGCAAATAGACTTCCATGCACCAGTACCTGATATTTCTACTAAAAGATCTTTGTCATATTGGACCGGACCATTCTCTGAGCAGTACTTTCTAAGAACATCGAATACATATTCATGTTCCACAATACCTTTTCCAAAGTGGATCTCAAACTCACATCGGCGAAATGGCGCAGCTACTTTATTCTTAATAGTCTTCGCAATAACCTTGATACCAATGGGAGAACCTTGCTTGTCGAGGATTTGTTTACCCGAGTCCAGTTTGATTCGTACAGATGAGTGAAAAGGGATTGCCTTACCTCCGGGTGTAGTAGTAGGATCTCCATACATAACTCCAATTTTTGTTCTGATTTGATTAAGACAGATAAGAAGTACTTTCTCATTTGCAATCAGTCCTGTAATCTTTCGCATACCTTTTGAAATAACACGAGCATTCAGGCCAATGGTCATCTTATCGTAATCACCTAAAAGTTCATCTTTTGGCGAAGTTGCCGCCACAGAATCCCAGATGATGGTGATGGGAACATCCTTATCTAGTTCCTTCGCTCTAAGTATGGTCTTCTCAGCGATTGATAACACTTCTTCTGTGCAATGTGTATCGACATATACGAAACGTTGAGTGATGTCAACTCCGAGTAACTGAAGGTTCTCTACGGACGTTGCATTCTCTGTATCAATGTATACCACGATGCCACCAGATTCTTGCGTTGATTTGCATATCTGTATCGCGATGTGCGATTTACCAATAGACGGTGGTCCAAAGATCTCAACGATGCGACCTTCTGGTAATCCTCCACATGGCCGGCCAGCTACGATGTAGTCAAGTTGGTCTGAGCCTGTACCAATCCATCGATTGACATGCGTAGGTGAATCTTCGATTGCAAGATTGTATGCAACACGAGATCCATGTTCTTTGTTGAGTGAACTAATCAATGAACTGGTGAAATCACCTGTCATTGGCGCAGCTCCCTTTTTGTCTTTCTTTGCCTTTTTTGTTTTCTTTTTTATAGCCATTATAGCCTCCTTTGGTTATGTATATAACTTACTCGGTGGACACTCCATTGTTCAAAAGAAAAGGGAGAAACTTTCGTTTCTCCCCCGTGGAATGACCAACAATCTATAAGATTAGAATGGAAGGTCACCACCAAGATCTGCAAATGCATCATCGATTTTATCGAATGAGTCAGAGGCTTCTTTCTTTTCCTTCTTCGTATTATTCGTACGAGTGAAGGTAGTAGTCGCTTCTTGCTTCTCATCTTCGTTATCAGCATCATCTCCGTTCAACCAAGCATTAATAATGCCTTCTAGTTGTTCATAAGATTTCATCTGAAAGACATCATCGAGATCTGGAATGTTTTCTGTCCACTCTTTGATCTGCTTTTTAGTTCCAAGCTCGGTTGCTTTGGGACGAGGCATCACATCGGTAGTGGCATACATTTTTCCAGCTTGCTTTGAGCAAGTAACCTTGATGTCATGACCTTCATAAAGATCAGTAATGTCACCATAGTCTGGATCCAACATGATATTAAGAAGGTTTTGATACACCATCTTTCCGAATGCATAAAGACGAACACCTTGATCTTCCTCTCCACGAACAATTACTGCAGCGTAGCTTCTCATCTTGGGATACAACTTTTTGGCCATCTCGTAACCTTCCTTCGTACCTTCACTTTTGAACTTTTGAATCAGTTCGTTGATTGGGTCAGGCTTACCAAATTGGTATGGTGCGAGAAGTCCAGGGTTGTTGCCAATGTTATAGTAGAAGTACCGCTCCTTGAAAGGGTTCCCATCGTTATCAGTAAAACCGATAATGCGAATGGTAGTAGTCTCATCTTGCGGTGGACGCCACATTACACGTCGTTTAGAGTTGTTTCCAGATAGTTGTCCGAGTTTCTTACGGATTGCGTCAAAATCAATAGCCATTACACTTTCTCCTTGATAAATATTTAAATGTTCAAATGTATTGATACGTTCCTGAGTGGAACAATAGTATCATACTCTGTTCATTCAATGTTTACAAGAGAAAATGAAATTATTCTGTTGTTATTTTCTTTTGTCTTTATATATGGCCCGTTCGCTTTTAGAATGCTTCAATTCTTCGATGAGTTCGTCTATCTGAGCTTTGTCGATGGTTTCTTCTGTGTCTTCATCTTCTAAAACCACGTGTGTGTATCCTTTAGACTTTGCTAGTTCGAGTAAATCGATTTGTTTCTGAAAATTATCTCTGTGGCTTTTGGGGTATGGAGACATGATAAATGTCAACGTGTGATGATCAGTTGTGATTAACAGCTCTTTTCTATTCTCAGATTCCCGTCGAGCTTCTTCTCGCGCTCCCCAACCGCCGAACGGTGTTCTATCTTGAAAATATTCTCTTTCGATTTCCTCTGGAGATCTATCACCGAATCCTTCTCCGAGTACCTTACGGATCATCTTTCTCAATCTTGGTATTGTTGTTCTCATTATTTTCTCCAGTACCGACCGGTACGATTAACTGCCTCATTCATCATATTCTTCTAAAGCTTTTTTAATGCTCATTGCATTTTTTGATTTAAGTTTTTTATTCTTGGTGTAAGGTTTTTGACCTGGACCGTTCCCAGCTCCCAAGGGGCCAATAGCTCCTACAATTGCATGTTCGTCAGATATATCTTCTTCTTGCGATTGAAGTCTTATCACTTTTTTCATCGATGATCTCTTTTCTCTGCCTGTTATATAATCATCTCTTTCCTCTTGGTGAGTCAAGTCAGGTTCTGCTAGTAGATCAGAATCTGCTTCTTCTCCCGGAAGAACTGTGTCATCATAGACTCTTTCTTCAGATTCATAAGATTCTAAAATAACTCTTCTAATAGTTTTTCTTAACTCGACTAACTTAATTCTCATTGCATGTAATCCGGATGTACATCAAAAAAGTCTTCATATCCACCAGTGAGCATTCCCGCATCGACCATATCAAACATGATCTGTAATACTTCTTCATACGACATGCTACTAACATACTCAGCTCTTGGATCACCGAGAGGATCATTAGAATAATTTTGAAGATAATCAATAACATCTTGAACGACTAGTTCTCCGCCTTGTTCTTGGCCAATGTACAAAATCTCATTCTGAATATCGCCGTGTAGTGTCTTCATGCTTTCAGAAAGCATGCCTCTTTGGTGCAGCTTTTGATATTCTTCTCTAATAATTCTTTTCAATTGTCTTTTTGATAATCTCATCACTTCTCTCCTAATAATAAAAAGGGACATTACGTCCCTTAATTATACTCAACCCATCGAAACTGTTACATTATTCTTCTAACATGTCTCTTGCATGTAAAAGAATAGATCCTAAAGTATTTTTTCCTTCTCTTTCATCCAAAGAAACTAATGCAATAAATTCTTCTTCTGTCAATTTTATTTGAAAATAATTTAAAAAATGCATAGTTCTTTGAAGATGTGACATTTTTGGTAAATCAAAATTAATTTTAAACTCATTTCCAAGTTTTTCTCTATGCCAATCTGAATCTTGTGGAAGAAGCCAGTCACTCTCTATAGTACCTAGTCTCCCTATGTCATGAAGAAGGCCTACTTTGTACACGGATTTGATGTCAACTGGTGTTCCATGGAAATTATTTAAATCCTGCATTGCTTTGGCTAACTTTGTCGATGTTGCAACAATTCCTCCAGGATAACATCCATATTGCTTGTTGTTAGAATTAGCAGGGGCTAGACAAATTCTTTGACCTTGATCTTCTAACATTTCATTAATGTTTTTGTCTTCTAGTCGACTTAGAATAGTTTTGAAAGTTGTCCAGTTCTTTTTTATAATTTCCATATCCATTGATTGCTCCGATTTAGTGGTTACATTAATAATATTACACTAAATCTTTCGAGTTTACAATTGAATCATGCTTTTCCGTACCAGACATAAATACTTTTTCCATCTTTTCGATACCTAAGATATTTTTCTCTTCTTTTTCTTTTTCCGTCCATTAGGCAAGCATGAATAATAGAATCAAACCAAAATTTATAGAACCTTATTAGCTGAGTGTCCGCAGAAATTATATCTTTTCCAGATTTGCTTAGAGAAATCTTAGCAACTTTTCCTCTTTGGAAATGCTTCATGATCTTTACTGATGAAAAGAAAACTCTGAATTCGTCTGTTGATCTTAAAATTGATTTCATTAGTTTTTCAAAGTCTTCTGTTTGACTAATATTGAGATCTTTTCTAAAGTTTGCAGGATCTTTAATCGCTTTTGATGTTTGATTAGTTGAAACAATTTTTGCATCTTTTGCAGACTTGATATTCAATAATTTTCTAACTTCCATGGAAATAGGTCCTGGACTAATGCTCTGGAGTGCATTCCAATCCTCCGAAGCTATAGAATCTAATTCACCAGTGGATTCATTTTCTTTTTCTAATAATAAATACTCTAACAAATTTTTCATATCACATCCTCGCATGTTATAGGAAATTTCATATTGTCTATAATTATCTCTCTCGGTACATTTCCTTCACCAGAAAATATGCATGCATCGTGAATAAGCCAATGTGGCTTGAAATGCTGATTATTCCGAAAGAAATCAGCGAATCCTTTAATCGCTGCGTCGGCTGCGCTAGACTGTAGCCACAGAGAAAGAAGGTGTCTTCCCTTTACACCTTCAGTTTTTATTGGTCTTCCATAATAATTCTCAATTACGTCATCCACAACATTTGCTTCCAGCTGTTTTTCCCATTCATCCAATCCAAATAGCTTAGTGACTGTAGGTATCTGTCTAGCTGATCCATACAACGATGAAATGATTGCAATCTTTGTGTGAGTTCGATCATCTGATAGACCTGCTTTCTTTGCGACCCAATCGTATAGATCTCCTTCGACGTGTATTCCACTTACATTCAAAAGAAAACGTGGTTCCATCGACGAGAAATCGATCTGTCTGCAACCTTTTACGACATTCCGATATTCAGCTTTCATTGTCATCACCTGCGGGCCTGAGATAACACTTAGTCTACCTGTTTTGATTTTAGATCGTACATAACGGACTGTTTGAATTAACTTCCCATCTGTTCTTATTTTGATAGGTGCATCGATCTTCTTAAGTGCACTGTATCGTGTATAATCCAAAGGAGCCGGTTGAAGAGACCATAGCCAATCATTTGTATCATAATAGAACTTAGTATACCTGTGTCCTATTATCGACTGTAAGTCATGACATGTCTGCAGAGTATATTCTTGCAATCGTTTCTTAAACTGTGGTCCGATAAGTCCTACAAAGTTTGCATTCTTAAGACCAAGTTCTGTTGCCATCCTTAGATACTTCTTTTCTATCAATGGTTGAATATCATGGCCATGAATCTTCATCAAAGGTTCTATAGATCTAGGATGAGGGCAACCAAAAAGATAATTCTGAACTTTTGGTTGCCATGACCAATCTTTTCCATTCCAAGTCAGGTACCTTTCGGTACCAGTTATTTTATTACATATAGAGAGCATAATTAAATTCTATGCCAATTCAGCTTTATTTACAACTTATTTTTATCAACTATTTCAGAAATTTCTGTTGACATAGCAGAAATAGTGGCTAAAGAAGTGGCCATTGATCTGTACTGGCCTAGTTTGTTTAGAGGTACTAACTTAAGATTTGTTTTAAATTCTTTTTGAGATATCACATGGGAAATACCAGTGACAGTGTACACATCGTCTATCGTTGTATTTGTTTGAAAGTCTACAAAGAACTGTTGGCCAAAATATACGAAAGGACATCCGAAAGTGTCCAAACTTAAAGTGACAGGTCTAATAGTCAATGGTAATCCATCATCGACCACACCTTGAGGAATATTCCCCACGCCTTGCCTCTTCATATTGATTGTCTCCATGGATGGATCAGACTGCGTTGATAAACTAGCATTTAAAATGCCAGAAAATTCTGTCCCATACTTTAGAGTAGGCATATTTTTTGCTAGTATCCCTCTGAGTTGATCAGGTCCTCCTTCGATCCTGAAAACTATTTGCTCTTCTGTTTCTCCTGGTTTACCTGCTTTCGGAACTTTGATTGTCATTTTTTTCAATGACAAATCTCCTAATGATACATTTCCTTCTTCGTCTGTTTGAAACGCAGTTTCAAAATGTTTTTTATATGCAACAACTCGTCCTTGTCTTGTTTTCACAAGCTCATCCCAATTTTTGTGTTCTTTGCTGTTACTCCCTTTCTCGGGTGGCGGCGGAGCAGATTGGTATTTTTTTACAGAACTAGCATATTTTCCAACTATTCCCAGCTCACTGGCGGATGTCGCTTGCCATAGTTGAGTGTAAGAAGAATAAGAATCTACTGCTTGGTCAAAGAAATGAAGTCTTAAAATAGATTCTCCTTCTCTTGTTTGGTGTGGAACACATTCTATATTCATTTTTATTTGTGGTTTTTTAAATCGTTTTATCGGAGAGTCTGGATAGCATTTGGATAAGACTTCTTGTTTCGATTCTGTGAAGTCTATTTTTGATTTTTCATCTTTTTGGTATTTCTTTTTTATAGCCATCTTTCCTTTTTCATCTTTCCCATAAAAAGATGATAATCCATATATGTCATCACCTTGGAATTGGAAAAAATTTCTAGCTATCATATTAATAAACTTTTGTATTGTCATGGACGAAGATTTCTTAAGTTGTTCATAAAAGACTTCTTGGAATCTTGCTTTGTTCACTGGATACTGGCCGACATTTAGGTCTCTTGCCCACATAGAATACTCATTCAGAGGGTAAAATATTAATTGGACTTCATCAAACTTGAGTGTGTTTGCCAGAGGTTCTGCAACAAAATGCAGCAAAAGTTTACCAAAGCTCACATGAGATTTTTCGTTGATCTGGAATAAACTTATTTTATTCAAAGATTCCGATTTTGCTACGAGGTAAGGATCAGATGTTTGTGTTTCTGGGAGTTTCCCAAATGGAGGATAAACAGTGATTGTTCTCATCCTTTCTTTTGCTTTTGCTTTTGGTTTTTCTTCTTTTCTTTGTTTTTCTATCTCTTTAGAAATAGCATCGTTGCCGCCTTCTCTTGTGCTTATATTTGACATCGCATCGCTTATAACATTAAATGCATCGCCTATCGTGGTCGGTTGGTCTGGTGTAGCCTTGCCATCTCCTTCGGACAATTTCGCACTCCCGTCCGCATTTAAAATTGTTTCATCTGATGCAGAAACAGAGTCTGATTTCTGTTTTTCGTCGGCAGGGCTCATTTGATCTAACAAAGCTTGCATGGCACTATCTGTTGAAGATTCTGCTTTCTTTGCTTTCTTTACGAACGGTTTTTTGTACTGTATGGGTGGCACAGCTGCACACTTTCCCATTTTATCTTTGAACCTAGAAACTAATGCATCCAATAGCGAAGATTGCTTTTCTTGAGCTTCTGTTATTTTATCAGCTAATCCTGACCAGTGTAATTTGGAATCTCCTTTGCTTCTAGATTTCATATTTTTTAGAAATTTTTCTATTTTTTTCCAATCATCTGGTTCTATAGAAGATAGCCCCTTCATTGAAGTTGTTTTCCCAATAACGTCAGGTGCACCCATTTCTTGGTTCATGGTGTAGCCTTTCCCCTTTAGATCTCTAAATTTTTCCCTTACTTCTTTAATCACTTTTTGTAAGCTAGCATCTGGTCGATCTCCACCGGTGTTTGAAATAAGTTCGAATGCAGCATTGGCTGCTCCTTTAGTGATAAGCTTAAGACTTATGTCAACTTCTCCTGTAGGAGTGAAAGAATAAGTAGAATTAACTATTCCCCATTTAGAGCGCCTTCTCATAGAATTAATAAGTGCACCATAAGGATTATCTTTTGGATCAGATTGAGGATGAGACCAGCCGTATTCTATCATTAATTCAACAGTACCTAATTGTCCTGGCACTACCAGTGGTGCAATCTCTTTTAGTCTAGATTTATCATGTAGTTTTATCTTCATCGATGCACTCTCTGTTGAAAGAGGCCCCACACTAGGAGCGACAGTAATATCGAATCCTGTCAATGTAAGTAATGGTCGAAACTTATCTAATATCTTTTGTTCAGATGGCACACTGTTGGTTTCTGTCGTATCCAAATCGGAGTATGTTAAATTACCATTCACCATAGTCTGTGGAGAAGTGAATATTTCCATTCCAGCCACAGTGATTCTTTCTTCTTCAGTGTCACTCGAAGTATCTCCAGCAGTGCCACCGACAGATGGCAATTGGCTAGCTAGTTCTATTGGAGTTGAAGCAATCAGTGTTTTCATTGTTTTTTCGCCGCCTTCCGATATATTTTCTCCATGAAGAAATTTATAAATTGATATTCCATTTGAAAACACTTCTTTTTTATTATCGGAAGGATCTGTCTCGATTGGATTCCCTCTTGTGATAACTTTTATGTCAAAATAAGGAACTGCTTTTGACATTTCTATAGAAGGCAAAGATTGTAAGAAAATAGCAGCCGCGGCTGTATCTCTATTAGAGAAATTAAGGTTGGGATGATGAATTTCTATAGTAGAAATAGACTTCATATTTCCTTGTGCGTTTGTTAGTTCTGAATCTGTCCCTAGTATCTCTTTGACGTTGGTGGCTCTTTTGTAGTCTTCGCCCTCGAATACTCCATCCAAAGTTGTGACTGAAATTAATGGTTCTCCTTGTATGGGATTTGTAGTGAATCCTTTTGCGACAGGGTCATCTGGATTTCCAATGCAGTATTCATCTATTTTTTTAATTATTTCATCAATATACAGACCATCGCCCGAAGTTGCTAGCAACACATCTGATAATTCGTCTAATGTTCCTTCTTGTGCGAAGTCGACTGCGCTTTCTAACGAGCTAGCAGTCACTTTACTGTCTGTTGCAGAAGCTAGCAGTATAGACATAAAAGAATTTGCGTCTTTGACACCGTAATAACCAGATAAGTTTCTAATAGCTTCTCTAAAAGTTCTTTTTTGTTCTGCTCGTATACTCATATCATCCTACAATTCTTTTTATAGCTTCTAAATCTTTGGGGACTCGAATAATAGTGCCAGGAGGTACCTGCAGAGCCCATCCAATGTCACTAAGGGCTGCTAAAACCCACCACAGCTGGGAATCTTTAAAGAACTTGCTAGCAAGGTGGTCAAGTCTTTGTGATTCTTGAATAATATAGTCTTTAGTTGGGATCAAACCGAGTTCTCTGGCTCTTCTTATTTTTGTAACAGCTTCTGCAGAGGCTAATTTGCCACCTGCGATTCTAGAATCTCTAATGTATCTTTTCATTATTCATTTTCTCCCTGTCCACGACCACTGAGTGCACTCTTTTCTGCAGATTTGATACCATTCAACAACTTATTGTATTCTTCTACGCCATAATGTGAATCACCAGATATTCCTTTGACATGCTCACCTACTTTATACACTGGCGCTCTATTAAATCCTTTATGGTCTAGACCAGGAGTGATATCGTGTATTGGAATAACTCCTAATGTGACATCTATCCATCTAGGCGCTCTATTGCCTGGCTCTAATTCCCATGGGAATGAACCCATTTTGTAGTCAAAAGAAATATTGTTTATTGCAACTGCTATACCTCGACCCATGGTTGATTCGAACGATTTAATAATAGGGTTCTCAGATGTAAAAATAGATTGAATTTCTGATAATGACTGAACGTCTCCTCCACCAAGGCCTTCGGTTCCATCTGCAGGCCCTTCAAATATTTTAAATCCATGTCTGTGCACAAATTCCACTGGAGACAACTCACCTGCTGTGCCTGCGCGGACTAATACTGGTGGGTCTGATATGACTGATGTTGAAGCGACGCTGACTTTCACTGCAGTGCCTTTTATATCTGACTCAAAATCTCCAATTGTCACACTAGTGTAGGTTTTGTCTTGTTCTTTTTTCTGATTTAAATTCTTCAATAGCAAATTTTTAGCAAGGTTTGGAGTATCATTTGCCTCGATCCATGTGATCAATTCATCTATTTTAGCATAGTGATTTAATTCTCCTCCTGCTTCTTCTGGAGTAAATTGATTCCAAGCAAATGATTCCATTTCATCAGCTCCTAGCATTCTGGCCATATTTTCTTTAGAGTAATTAGAAGTGAATAGATCACCAACTCTTAATCTTGCAAGTGGAGATGCTGTCATGACTTGTGAGAATGGCTGCACAAATTTATTGTCTCCATTCTTCATAGTTGTCCCTTTTGACCATTGAGGATACACCATTGTCACTAGCTTGTTTGCTTTCCACCACAGCTCATCAAAATCTTCTGAAGATGTTGCAACCATAGTGAATCCTAAACCAATGCTTCTACTAGCGCCTCCATACGTTTGCACTGCTTCCAATCTTCCAAATCCTTTCTGTGCTGACCATTCACCCGTCCAAGCATCAGAGAGACTCGTAAGAAATGCATGGAAAGATATAATTTCATTAGTTCTTAGATCTTGCAAATAGAACGGCATGTACTCTGCTTCTAATTGATCTTCCATTAGCTGGACTTGTCTAGTAGAAAATCTATTGTTGCCTGCAGGCGTTTGCCATCTATTTTTTATGAGCTCTTTTTCATCTTCTGTCAGTGAGCTATAAATGTCATTAGTTTTACCAACAAAGCTTGTTCCTATAGAATCAGCACCTTTTCTTCCAGCTACCTTGTCTATTAATTTCATTTCAGAAGATAATCCTTTATTTTTATTCAACCAACTGGGCATAAGATACAAAGATGGTGTCGCCGTCAGTGCAGTAGTAGACTTAATGCTTCCTTTCTGTCTGTATTTTGCAACTCTTAACGAAGGATAATCTGATATAAAATCTAACGGTACTTTCATAATAGGGAAGTTTAATGGCCCTGACACTCCATCTGCTGCTGTTTTATCACCTAGCATGGCCAGATAATTCATGAACCCGGTGCATTTATCATCTTTTCCAAGAAAATCAAGGATAGTCAACCATATACTTTCTGTGCCTATCCTAGAAACAAATTCAGCTCGTGATCTTGCAACTTCCTTGAATATAGATCTCCAGAATCCCAATGATTTACCATAATCGGCACCCAGTATATTAACAGAGAGCTCTGCTAAACCACCCACAGTTGCAGTCACATACACAAGACTCATGCCTGTCAGATTAACATCTTTTTTGTTTTCTAATTGCGTCAGTAAATTAGTAGGAATATACAGTCCAATTTCTCTCATGAGTTGTCTAGTTATATTTCTAATTTCTTCTGTCACAAGCTTAGTTGCTTGAGTTTTTGCACCTTTTGTAACAATGCTTAATAAAGGATTGTGAGTACCATCGTTTGATTTTTCTATGTCTTCTTCTCTTGCTTTTTCGTATGGATTTTCAGATAAGATAGAATTATATCTAGAAGATCCTTTAAAAAAGTTGTCTGGCCTGAACTTTTGAGGATCTTCTGGATTGGCCATAAGAAATCTAGCTCCAGCTTCATCTTCAGATTGGATTATCCTAGAACCTTGAATAAGCAAGCCAGCCACAGCTGCACGAACAACGCAGAACAAATATATCTGAGCCATTTCTAACAATACAGTCACACCTCTATTTTCTAGAATAGGAAATCCTTCTGGTTCGAATTGATCATCCCAAGAATATGTTTGACCCCATGACTTTGTATTCCTGCTTTTTCCTTTAGTGTGAAACTCTTCACCAAATTTTGCTTTCACTTCCTCTGTAGTTAACTGGCCTGCTTCTCCTTCGAAAGCATGCCCTGCATACATGTCTTCTATTCCTTTTTTCGACCAATGGTTTCCTAAATCGTTTTCTTCTGGATACCCTAAATACGCGGCTCCTGGAGCTAAAGTACCGATGTTTTGTAGTCCGAGTTTTGCTTTCATCTTGGCTAAAGTATCATCTTCTGCATTGTACGATGAAGTATCTCTTCCGGTCGCTTTGATAGTCATCGCGGCGCCGACTCTACTCATTCGATCGAAATATTTGTCCCAAAAGTCTGAAGCAGTCCTGCTGTCATATTCTCCGAAGGATCCTCCGTGCGAATAGGTTGCTCTTTCAGAATGGACAGATTCGACATTCTTAGGTGTATCTGCAGTAGGATCTACATCTGCCATTTTTAAAGAAGATGGTGCACCTACGGGCTTATTAAAAAATGGATTTTTATCTAAAGTGTCTGAAGATATAGTTTTTCTGCCGACACTAGCCCATCTAGAAGCAGATTCTGCATTTTTGATTTGTTCTGCAACATATGTATGTGCACCTTTATGATCCTGCGTACTATCGCCTGTTACAGAGTTCTTTGGACCGCCTTCTAACAAATAATGGCCTGTTGGTCTTTCTCCTGCAGGACCTAAAATATCTGCATCAAATGCAGATGCATTTTTTAATTCATCAAACTCTTTCTTTGCAGCATCGACAAGATCTGTATACTTGACTTGATCACTAGAGCCTTCTCCGACGGTTGTTGTTGCTTGCTCTTGAGTTCCACCAGAGATTGGAAAAAAATTCTTACCTGGATGTTTAACATCATCTGTCAATTCTCCATGAGTAGAATCAGATAAAAATTGACCTAATCTTTCTATTCTTTTTTCATGTAAGTCGTCACTGTCTATTCTTACGTGACCATTAGATTCTGCAATTGGACTGGTATTCGATGCTGGGTCTGCTCTCGAAAGGTCTACATTAGGATCTAGATTTTCACGAGGATTCTGGGGCATTGTCTTCTCCTTGTGGCTTTTCAATCTCTGATACTATCTTCTTTGCTAGCATATCATGTCTTTCTATTTCCATCTCAATATACTTGTCCCACTCTTCTCTTAAATTTTCCGGCACTTGTTCTCTAAGTTTCTGCAAAAAATCAGTTGAATTTACTATTTTTTTAAGATCTATCATTGCGTTGCTCCTCCTCCGATATTTTCAGCTCCGAGGAGACTTTTTGATTTTTGCGTCTGCTCGAAGTATCCATCGACATCTGGCTGACATTCGACAATTGCATCGGCTATTTTCTTAGCTTCCATATTCACTTGTAGCTTTATTTGTAAAGTCATGTTGTCAGGCCTAACAATGAACTCTTTAGTTTCTCCTGCACCAAGCAATGCTTTTGTGACAGGATTTAATTGTACTTCACCCAGGTCAGCTTCGATGAGATTCATAGAATTAGCTAGTTCTTTTGCTTCTTTTCCAATTTTAACTACCAAGTCTGCTGGCAAAGAACTTCCAATCAAAGCCGCGTTGTATGCTTCGAACATCTTGGGCAGAGCCAAAAAGAAGTCAGTGTACATGTCTAACTTCGCTATATCCGAAGATAAATCTACGTAATTCATGTCAAGTGTTTCTTTCATCATTAGGGCATCATACAAAACAGTTCCAAGAACTTGGGAAGGTAAATAATTGCCTTCGTACATTTCATCGTAAGATGATGCGATCTCAGATAGCATATTGACGGCATCTAAGTGGATTAATACATCATCATATATTTTTTCTTTCAGCCATTTAGATACCATCTTTATGTTAGACAAAGTATCTCTTGCCAAAATACCAATCTTCTTGTTGACTGTGAATTTAGCAGGATCGTTGCCAAAGAAAGTATTATGAAATGCATTGAACATTGTTTTCATCATGTTCCCATCTGGCATGCCAACTCCAAAGAACCCTGCTATTGTTGTCATAATAGTATTTAACTTTTCCGCGCCACCTTCTGAGAAGTACCCTTCTTTTTTACTTAATTCATGGATAATTTGTGTGGCTTCCGAAACTGCCAAAATACCATTGAAGATAGCCTCGATGGCAAGTGCTTTGATATAAAGTTCTTCTATATTTGTGCCAGCCGGTACAATATCCAACAACTGTTTGACAATAACAGCCAAACCGTGTTCTTTGTGTGCCATTGTTTTCATGACATTAGTTACACCTTTTGACATAGCAGTGATCGTTCCACTAGCACCTTCACCTGCTAGGCTTTCAAAGTAGGTCGTGTTCTTTTGAGCTTCTTGGAATGGTTTCATCATACCTACTCCCAGTGCCACTGTTGCTTTCATGATAGCAAGAACCATTTTGATTTCTTTGTCTAGCGGTCCTGTTCCCATGCCTATACCAGGACCTACTCCGCCTGTTTTGGCTTTGATTTGCTCTGCAAGATTTACAACCTCCATTACAACGTCGGTCATCGAACTGGCTATTTTTCCTATAAATCCAGCCATGGTTGTCATCATGCCACCGATGCCTCCTTTTTTCTCTGTATCGGTAAGAGCACCACTTTCCATAATCTTTGCTGTCAGTGAAGCTGACCTCATCGCAAATTCACCCAAGCTTTGAGTCACTTCCACAACTTCCTTTATCAGTTTTATTTTTTGTTCCATCTCACCAATATTAACAATTCCTATATTAGCAATTGCGTCAGTCACAGATTTAACACTGTCCACCATGCCACCGTCACTTGCAGAAGCTGTTTTTGCTTCACCTGACCCAAATATATCTGTTGACTTTAAAAGATATGCTGCGATTCCACCGACAGCTGCAATACCCAAGGATCCCCAGCCTCCAAATGAATCATACATTTTCTTAAGTCCATACAATACAAGAGTGAATAAAGCCAAGCCAACCACGATTTTTGTCACTGATGCAACAGAGACCCAATCAAATGCTGCAGTGGCTCGAGTACCCATGGAGTGGATTGCTCCCCAGATGCCTCCTAATTTCGTATCACTATCTCCCCACACCCCTGCTTGATCCGCGAGCCAGTATGCACCCCATGCAGCTATTCCTGCCACAGCAGCTGCTCCTATAGCTACGACTCCGATTGCAAATGCAGCCATACCAACAGTCAAGCCAACCATGTTAGCTGCAAATCTTAATCCATTGAAACCATCTAGCTGTTTTGCAAAATTTTGCACAACATTTGCAAAACCTCCGTCTACGAGTCTTCTAAACATTTCGATTGCTGCAGCAAGAATGGCGGCAGCACCCATCAAAGCAACGTATCCACCTACTTCTTCTTTAAGTTTTGCTGCAGCTAAAGCAAGGAGGCCGATTGAACCCACCGTGAGAATCAAAGCGCCTAGGCCTTTTAAGACTCCTACGAAATTAACTGTGGCTAGAATATCTCCCATGTTTTTGAGAGCTGGCGTGAGCTCTGTTGCTGTAAGCCAAAATAATCCTGCAGCAGCAAGAAATATAAGTCCTACTGCAGCGACTTGTTCGACTGTTATCTCTCGAGTAGCATCTATTAGTTTTGCCATGGATATAGAAACAAGCAAAAGAGCTGCAGATACCCCTAGAAGCATTGTAACTTCGATTCCTGCTTTTTGAAATCCCCATGCTAAAGCACCGACCGCAGCAACCATCACCAGCGCGGTGGCTAACAATCCAGCCAACAAACCCATATTAATAGTTGCTTTTCCTATATCTCCAGCAGACATGTCAGCAATCTTTGAAGTCATGCTTTCTACAATTCCACCAGATTCTTCTAAACCTTGTGTTGCCTGTTCTTCAGCGCTTCCAGTCACCATTCCGAAACCTAATCCGGAGATCATCTTTTTTATGCTATCTCCGAATCCAGAGATTCCGCCGGCGATAAGACTAGATGCTGCAGCAGTTATCATCGCTGCAAGAACTGCTTTGACAATAACAAAACCGATAACAACACCCAAGACTTTTGCTAAGTCCCATTTATATTCGTCAAAAAGTGTCCAAAACAAATCTTTCAAAGCCGGCCATAATTGAGATTTAAAAGTATCGTATATCATTCCAATCGAATCTATCAAAGCTCCACCAATGCCATCTCGCAATGCACCTTTTGGTGCAGGAGCTTTTGCCAACCATTCTTTAATTTTTACGGTCAAATCAGTTATATATTCAGCAGCTTTTTCAACAATAAACTTGATAGCTCCACCTAGAGCTCTTATACCTTTTTCAATCCATTCTTTTAGTGCATCTCCGAGACCTTCTGCATTGGGCCCTCCTGTGAGCCATTTTTCTACTGACTCCCACAGCTGCTGCATAAGATTATAGCCTACTTCTGCCATATCTGCATCTGGATTCTGCAGTTGTTCAAAAAAGTTTCCTAAAGCAGCTTTGATTTCCGAGGAAAATTCTTTAATCCTGTCCACACTGAACAGGTCTCTAAAGTACTGCATGATCTTTTCTAATGGTTTTTCAAACTTTTCTAAGAATATTTTTCCAACTTCAAGGCCCATAGTTCTGAACACTAAGAGGAAATTGGAAGTTATTTTCATCAATTCTCTAAATTGAGGCGATAACTCTATCGCTTTGGTGAACCCTTGCATGAATGCGGCCAATGGCCCTTCTGCTAGTGTCGTCATAGATCTTTGAAGATCTTTGATGGATTTAGAAACTTCAATCATAGCATCTTCAGGCGACATTTTCTCTGCTGCTTCTTCCGCTGCATCCATCGCGTCGTCGAATCCCATTTCGTCTGGATCTATAGACATAGCAGCTTGTAGCGAACCCATATCCATTCCAGTCGTTTGAGCCATCAGTTTCTTTTCATGCCTAGACAAGTCTTCGAATGATTTACCAGTATCTGCTAAAGACTGTCGAAGCATATCCATTCTAGCAGCTGGATTTTCTTCGTTCATCATTTTCATGGTGTCGATATTCATTCCAAATGCTTCGTTTAATTTACCCGCAGCTTGAGCAGCTCCTTCGAAAGAATCAAACTTATCCATAACGCCCTTGAGTGCGTTTATTTCGACTCCTAATTTTGCCGCGTATACGGAGGTGGCTGCAAGTTCTTTTTCGCTTAGGTGGCCGAATGTTTCGAAATCCTTCGTTAATTCATTAAGGTTCTTACCAATAACTTTCACTGACACACCGAATTTCTTTGATAGGTGTGCTGTTGCCACCATCATGTTCTGCATGGACTCTTCGAATGATCCACCTGTCATCTTTGCATTCTTAGCAATTTGCTTAAGCGAATCAGCAGACATGTTCATCCCTTTGGACATTAAGAACATCTCATCTGCGGCACCTTTTATTTGGTCTGTCAAAGAAGTGAGTGAATTTCCAAAACCTTGAGCCAACGCAGTTGCTTCTTTGAGGATTGCTGCACCATTGCCTATCGTAGAATATAGCGATTTTCCAGCACCAGCTAAAGAATCTTGTGCGCCTTTTAAATCTGATGCCATCTCTTTGACGAATGCACCTTCATTTGATCTTAAGTCTCCAAAAGATTCTACAATCGCTTGATTCGCTTGAAACCATTCTCCACTAGATTTTTGATAATACTGTGAAGCTGCACTAAATAGAGAGCCAAAGAACCCACTAACAATAGACATTCCGCCTTTAAAAATGCTGAATAAACCGGTAGCTCCTGCCCCCACTAATCCAAAGACAGATTTGACAGCTTCCCATGATTCTCTTACAGTGCTGCCTGCGATCGCAAGAAAGCCGCCTTGCTTGGCTAAGTCTGCAATTGATTCAGATGTACTTTTTGTGGCTTCTGTGACACTTTTAGAAGTTTCAGCTTGCAAACCTAGAGCTCTGTCGAGGCCAGCTACTCCTTCAGTTGTTTCTTTTAATCCACTAGATAATTCAGATTGAGATCTATTTGTCTCTCTTGCTTGTGTTGAAACTTCTTCTAAACTTGTCTTCATGTCTTCAGACATAGAGCTGGCAGCTGATTTTGAAGCTTGTGCAAATTTTTCTACACTAGCATTCAAGCTTTGCATCACTTTAAGCAATTCATTAGCTATATCAACTTGTTCTTGTTGTGTCGACACAATGAAACTCCTTTAATTAAATGTTCCTAACGAAATTAATTATCCGCTAGGAAAGATTTTCGTAAAGGTATCTTTGACCTAATTAGAAAGGCCAAGATTCACCGGTCTCAGATTTCCACTCATGCGCCCATTTATTTTTATTTTCAACTAGACTTTCTATTTCTTTTAGACTTACGCTTTTTAGTTGAAGACTTTCGTACAACTTTTTGCTTGCGTTTAGAGCTCTTTTGAAGATTTCCATTTGCTTTGGAGTCCCCTGAATCTTTACAGTTTTCTGGTTCCCCGTTATGTATCGGATTGATTCGATTATCAGTCTCTGTTTTTTCATCACTTAAGTACTCCTTTGCCCATTGTTTGTAATTATGCGTATGCCTGACAATTTTACTTTTCTTGGCCTTCTTTTCTTCTAAGTATGCATTTTCCGCAATCACAACACGGATTCCCCACATGTTGGTGAATACCTCGACTGCATTTTCTTTGTCTAGAATCTTGACAATTTCACAAAAAATTGGTGCACTTTGTATCGTCATGTTTGCATATATGCAATCACCTACTGCCATTTCTTTAATATCAATCATTGTATTCTTTAATTCTCTTTTCTATTATTTTTATGTGTGATGATATGATGTCTATACTTCTAGAGTCTACATTTGAAAATTTATTAATTTTGTCTTTTTGAGCTTTCACATATTCTAATGATTCGAGTAATTTTAAATACTCTGTAGGATAATCAATCCTAAATTGTAATTTTTCAAATCTTTCCCCTATCGCACTTAATGGAACATTTGATAGAGAGACACCTTCAAACTCTAGATCATCGCAGATTCTGTGACATTGCTCTTTTATTGTGCAGTCATCACATGATATCCACGATGCATTGACTTTTTTGATGATACTGAAAGCTTTCGATAGTAA